CACGTCAGGGGCCAATGCCTCTGTTTGGCCAACGACCCCATAGATTTGACGGATGGCGGTTCCCGACCCGTTGCCTGTGAGGTTGATGGTCGGGCGGTCTACGAACGTCAGGTTGGTTGTGACGTTGGCGTTGAACGGGATACTCGTGCCAGACGATGCCGCCACTGTGCAATAGAACTGCCCCACACCACTGGTGATGGACCGGACGTTGGCGTTGCTGGACGAGAACGCGCCCGCCGTCAGGTTCTTGCCGTTGAGGTCCAGCCCGCCAGCCGTGTGCGTGAACGTCCGCGTGCTGCCGATGGTCAACGCATCGGCCAGTTGCACGGTAGCTCCGGGGGCGTTGACCGTGACCGGGAAATCTAGGGTGACGCCGTTGCTGGTGATGACTTGGGTGCCAGAGGTGGCGAGGAAACTGATGACGGTGGCCGAGGCGCTGAATGTCATAGTCGGCGAGGCTGTCACGCTGCCGTAGGTTGAGCGTGCGATCCTTGAGCACACGCCAGAGAAGCCTATGAAGCTCACGTTGCGCGTAGAGTCGTTGCCGCTCGCCGTCAGCGTCACCGTTCCAGCGCCAGCCGTGATATTGAAGTCCGGTGATACAGTCTCAGCGACCGCTCCGCACTGGATTACGCGGGAATCAACCCCGGTGGATGCTCCTGTGATATTAACCGTGGCACGATCAACAAAGGTCAGATTAGTGATCGTACTAACACCCCATGGGTAACCCGTCGTAGATGTGCAGTAGAACTGGCCCGCACCGGATGTGATGCTGCGGACGTTGCTGTTGCTGCTGTCGAAAAGACCCGCCGTCAGGTTCTTCCCATTCAAGTCCAACCCGCCAGCCGTCAGCGTGAACGTCCGCGTGCTGCCGATGGTCAGCGCATCGGCCAGTTGGACTGTGGCTCCGGGGGCGTTCACCGTGATCGGGAAGTCCATCGTCACGCCGTTCGACGTGATGACCTGCGTTCCGCTGGTGGCGGCGAAGGTGGTGGCACTTGCGGTCGGCGTGGCAGTCATCGTCGGCGAGTATGTCGGGCTGCCGTAGATGGTGCGCGCGCTGTTGACCAGATTGCCGGAAAATCCGGTAAAGTTAACATTACGGCAAACAGCGAGGGAGTTAATAGCGTCCGTGCCGGCGGTGATGTTGAAACTGATGGCGTTGGCCTCAGTTACCGCGCCGGTCGTGATTGTCCGCTGCCCCACGCTCCCCGAATAGGTGCATTCGATCAGCGGAGTGCCGGTGTTCGTGCAGGTAGTCGAGCCAGCGAAGATCGCCGCGTTGTTATACGCTAGGCTAATCTTGTATCCAGCCCAATCCAGCGTGCCAGAAAAACCCGTCTGGTCTAGGATCGCACACGTAACATTCGCGCCTAGCGTGATCACACCACTGTTCGCATTCAGATACGCTACGTCACCTACGCCGGGCACGCTCGCACCAGTCGCACCGCCGCTCGTCGCGGACCAGATGCCGGTGTTAGACCCGTCCCAAGTGCCGGTGCCTACAGCGTACCGATTTGCCACTAGATCACCTCTTCCGGCGGATCAATCGTCGGCGGCCTCGTCATGGCCTCGCGCCAGTTATCGTATCGAGCCTGCTGCATCGCCGCGACTTCCTCGGGCGTGAGAGCGTCCCACTGCGCCTGCGTCAGGCACAGGGCATCGTTTAGGATGTAGGGAGCCTCGCCAAACTGGAATGCAACGCAGATCATGTCAGTCATGCAGCCCTCCATTGAATCCAGCCTCGACGGGCCACCACGCGTTGGCGACAGACCGCGCCGTGGTTTCGTCAGCGCCGCAGGTATGCGCGACCTCATGGGCCATGCGGTTGTGGCCATGCGGACCTGATGCCCAATCGTGCTGTGCGTATTTGAGCGGCATCTTGATAACCCCGCCCGGAAACGCCGCAGAAGGCCACTGAGCGGACGCCTCGGATACGCCGCCGTAGGTGACCAGCGGGTCAGCCTTGGGGCACGCCAAGCCGTAGCTTGCGGCCTTGACCTTCATGGCGGGGATGTTCTGGTCAGCGGGCGTGGTGGTGCAGGCTGCCAGCGCCAAGGCGGTGGCAGCAATCAAGATCTTGGCCATGTCGGGAGCCTCGAAAAGAAGTGAGGCCGGAGCGGTTAAGCCCCGGCCCTTAGTGGAGAGACGTTACGAAACGGTCGCGCTGAACGGCGTGGCCTCGCTGCCGGTCGCGGAGCCGGTCACGCGCACCGACCACAGATCGGCGGCCACATCGATCAACTCCACGAAGTCACCCTTGATGCCGCCCGTGGTAGAGCCGTCCATGGTGATCGTGTCGTCGGTGCCGCTGGCCTCGAACATCGCTGCAGTTGCGCCGCCGTCAGCGGCATTGATGGCGCTGCCCACCATGGTGTCGTTGCCGACAACCTTGATGGTCGTGCCAACCGACGAGACGGTCGTACCCACAAAGAACTTGTAGGTGTTGCCCGTTCCACTCGCAGCCGGCAGCGTGACGGCGATGCCATCCGCCTTGTTGAGCGTGACGACCTTGCCCGCGTGCTTGGCTGCGGTGACAGTCAGAGTGGCGGCGGTGACGTTCACCACGCCGTTGTTCAGCGCCGGGGTCAGTCCGTTGAGGCGGACGTTGCCGGTGGTGTCGCCAGCGCCCGATGCCACGGCGGCGGTGCACACACCGATGTAGATGCCCGCGCCCGCATCGCTGGAGCAACGCGAATTGGCGTCATCCCAATAGATACGATCACCGACCGACCACGCCTGCGAGCCGACTTTCGTCAGCGTCCAGACGCCTTCGGTCGCCAGCTCCACGTCCACCCCGACAAGCTGGGTGGTGGAGGCAACACCGAAGATGCCAGTGATAAGGTAGGCGTTGCCCGACGTGGTGCCGCCGGTGGGGGCAGCAACCGTGACGAAGCAGCCCTCCTGAACATAATTGGTAGCCATTTTTCAGGTCTCCTGAATCAGAGGGGGTGCTTAGTTGCCCGAGCCGTCATTGCGATAAAGACCGCGATAATCGACGGCCTTGGCCGCGAAGTCGTGGCGGGCCTTGATCTCCACGCCATCCACCTCGAAACCGATGCGGGTTTCGGTGTAAACACCATCCTGGCCGTCGAGGAAGGCGTACTCGATGGTGTCGATCTGGGACGGGTCAGCCGAGACGTACCAGGACGTGTCCGTGATACGGGCGTCGGTGATCGGGATCAGGCCGGTGTAGGGATTGACGCCCGACTGCGCGGTCGGCTGGAAGTTCGGCGATGTGTACTGCGCCCGCAGCGTGTGGGTCAGCCATCCGCCGATCAGGTAGCGGCCCTGAAGGTTCAGGTAGGTGCTCGCATCGAGGCCCGTCTGGGAGCCGATGGCGGTCATCGCCGCGCCGATGGTGGTCACGTCCGGGGCGGAGCCGGTGCCCTGGAAGTTAGCGTGCGCCGTGGCGAACAGAGCCACACTGTCGCCCATGGTCGGATTGCCGGTCAGGATCGTGTAGACCGTGTTGCTTTCCAGATTGGCGGCGGCGTTGCCCATCAACTGCGGAACGCGGGTGAAGGCGCCCAGATCGTCGTTGATGATGGCCTGACGGCTGATGGCGACGATGCGGCCATAGGTGGCGAGCTGGTAGACCTCGCGGCCTTCGCCGATGGTCCCATAGGTGAACTCGCCGTTCTCGTTGACTTCGTTCAGCGCCGGGGCCTCGCCAAGCTGCACGCGGCTGGCCTGCTTGAAGTCGGGCAGGTTCACGCGGCGGCAGAACGGCAGGAAGGTGCGCGGAGCCTGCTCGTAGCCCATGCGAAGCGACTTGTTCGCCACGTTCGCAAGGATATACGGGAAGTCCGAGGTGGTGTGCAGGCCGCCCGAGCGGGTGTTCAGGCCCAGCACGTTGCCGGCGCGTTCCACCAGCGACATGCCGCGCGTGTCGATACCGTCGCGGCGGGCGATTTCGCTGCCGAGTTCCAGCAGGCGAAGGCCCATGAACTGGCGGGCGCCGTCTTCCAGCTTCACACCAGCCGGGTCGGCGCGGTGCATGAGGGCGTTCTCGACCAGCGAACGGGTCGTGTCGCGTTCGTCCTTGGTGATGGTGATGTGGCTGTCGGTTCGCACCTGTTCGTCCCTTTCGGCGAGGTGATCGAAGATGGCTGCGCGGGCCTGCTCGATGGTCAGACCCTTGTCCTCAACTTTGCCGAACAGGGCATCGCGGAACTCGGTATCCAGACCGACCGAACGGACGGCGGCGGTGACTTCCTTGAAGCTGGCGTGCTTCTCGGTGCGGGTTTCGATGGTGGCCGCCTCGATGGCCGCCGCAATGGCGGTCTCGGTACGGGCCTCATCAACGGGCGGGTTGCCCGATACGGCATCGCTCATAAGGGTCTCCTCTGAATGAGCAGGCTCGGGCAAAGCCCGGATGGTGCAGGGATACGTCTTGGTGTTTTCGCTGCGGACCCCTGCGCCCGCATCGGCCCCAACCGGGACAAAACTCAGTTCCATGGGCTCCCAATCGGTGGCCCGCCATGTGTCGGGGCCATCGTCGGATTCGATCTTCTCGTAGGTGTGGACGCGGTAGCCGACGCTGACGTTGCGGACGATGCCCTGCTCGACCTTCGCCCAGATCGGATCGACCTCGGGCGTGCGGGCAAAGCGCACGGTGGCGCGGCCCTCGTTGCCGTCCACAGTCGCGGACTGGACAACGCCGATGACTGCCGCCAGCGAATAGGTGTCGTGCGTGTCGAGAACCGGCGCGCCGCTGTTCAAGCGGTCCATGCGGACGTGCGCGGGATCGAGCGACAGGCTTTCGTGGTAGCGTTTGCCCGTCCACCAATCCTGGCGCAGCACTTCCGCGCCCGTGGACCACACCAGATCGACGGTGCGCGCCTCTACGTCGATGCTGTCGGCGCGGACGGAACCCGTCCGAACCTGTAGCGGCAGATCAACCGTTCCCGGCGTCTGTTTGCGTTCCGGCATCAGCCGTGTCTCCTGTGATTACTGCGTTGCCGTTGCCCGCGCGTTGCCGCACGTCGATGTCGAGGACGATGCCAAGCGCGTCGGCCTTCTTCTGGAATGCTGCGATTTCTTCCATCGCCTCGTCAGGGTCGTAGCCGTTGCGGGTGGCGGCATCCGCCCACAGCAGAAGACCGCTGCGGATTTGTGCCTTGTCGGCGGCGGTGTCTTTTTCGCGGTCGATGGACTGCCACGGCGGCGCAACCCATGCCGCTTCAAAGTCAGGGCGGATCAACGCACCCGACGCATAGCCCGCCGACATGAACCAGCCCCAGACAGGGGCCGAGAACTGGCAGACGATCATCTGCCAGCGGTGCCGCTCAGTGGATGCGCGGAACTCGATGTTTCCGAACTGGATGCTGGAATAGTTCACCAGCGACAGATCGCCGGTCATCTGCTCGTACATGACGCCAGCGCCAGCAGCGATGCCGCGAAGCTGAACCTGCATGTATTCGCCATATCCGCCCGTCCCCTGCGGATTGTTGAACGACACACTCTCGCCGGGGCGCATGTATTCGATCATCCCCGGCTCGAAACTCTCGCGGCGGGTCGCGCCCGATGTCCCGTCCGTGTTCGTGCCGTTGGCGACCTTGCCCAATGGGCGGATGTCACCGCCTGCTTCCTGCTCAACGAAGGCCGCGATGCAGGCTTCCACCCGCTTCCGCATCAGCTCGGCTTCGTCATAGGTGGCCAAGTCCCACGCCCGCAGGATCACCGGAGCGAACCACGGCACGCCTCGGTCTTGTCCGGGGCGCAGCTTGTCGTAAACGTGCAGGATGTCCTCAGCCGGGACGCGGCTGGACGAAATGCCAGCCACCATCATGGCCCGGTTGTCGCCGGGGTGGCGGTTGTAGAGCCAGTAAGCAGTCCTGCGGCCCAGCGCGTCGAACTCGATACCGTCGATGGTGTAGCTGCTGGACGTGCTGCCCTGGCGGCTGGTGTCGATGAAGTCAGGCTCCAGAACCTGTATCTGAAGCGGTACTGCCAGCCCGTCCGACAGGCGGCGAGAGCGGCGGCGGATCAGACATTCGCCGGATTCCACCACAGTCCGGGCCACAAGGGCTTGCAGGCCGTAAAAATCCAGCATCCCATCAGCGTCGGCGCGTGCCGCCCAGGTGTCCCACACCTTGCGAACAGCCTTGTTCTGCTTGGGCGTGCCGCCTGACGGCTTCGGAATGACGCCCGATCCGACAAGATTGTTGACGTGCACGTTGACGGCCTTGGCCGCGTAAGGATTGTTTCGCACCAGGTCGCGCGACCGTTCCCGGATG